CATGGAATCCCTGGAGGAACTGGCCCGCCTGGCGGAAACAGCCGGCGCGGCGCCCGCGGCAAAGGTGCTGCAGCAAAAAAGCAGGCCGGACGCGGCTTTCTTTATCGGCCGGGGCAAGGTGAAAGAACTGGCCCTTCTCCGGCAGAACCTGTCCGCCGAATTGATCATATTTGACGAAGAACTCACCCCCACCCAGACCCGCAACCTGCAAAACGCCGCCGGCTGCCGCGTTATCGACCGGACGGCGCTGATTCTGGACATTTTCGCCCAAAGGGCCCGCACCAGGGAGGGCAAGCTGCAGGTGGAACTGGCCCAGTTGAACTACCTGCTGCCCCGCCTCACCGGCATCGGAACGGAACTTTCCCGCCTGGGCGGCGGCATCGGCACCAGGGGACCCGGTGAGACCAAACTGGAAACCGACCGCCGCCACATCCGGCGTCGCATCGAAGAACTAAACCGCGATCTGGAACAGGTGCGCCGGCACCGTAAAAAACAACGGCAAAAGCGCCGGGAGTCATCCATGCCGGTTGTTGCCCTGGTCGGGTATACCAACGCCGGAAAAAGCACCCTGCTCAACGCTCTGACCGGGGCGCGGGTGTTTACCGCCAACCAGATGTTCGCCACCCTGGACCCGACCACCCGCCGCCTGCAGTTGCCGGATAACCAGGAAGCGCTGCTGACCGACACGGTGGGATTCATCCGCAAGCTGCCCCACCACCTGGTGGCCGCCTTTCGCGCCACCCTGGAAGAAGTCGGGGAGGCCGACCTGCTGCTTCATGTGGTAGATGCCAGCCACAACCGGTTCGCAGAGCAGATCGAAGCAGTGGAAAGCGTTTTAAAAGAGCTGGGCGCCCGTGAAAAAAAGACCATCCTGGTTTTAAACAAAACGGACCGGCCGGTTGACCATCAGGCGCTGGAAGATTTCAAAATTTCCTGCCGGCGCCAGGTGGCCGAAGTGTCCGCCAGAACCGGCAAGGGACTTGAAGAATTGAAACGATTAATTGCCCGGCACACCTGCCGCCAGCAGCGGAAACTAAAAGGTTGGCTGCCCCACGGGCGGACGGACCTGGTGGCCCTGCTGTACCGGCAGGGATTAGTCTATAACGTACAATACGCCGAAGAAGGCATCTGGCTGGAGGCGGCGGCCGGCGATCCTCTCTGGTCGGCTGTGGCCCCCCTCCTTAAAACCCCTTTATAAGAACATCCGACCACAACCCCGGCGCCCGGGAGGGAGCGCTCGCCAGGACCACGTCCGGCTTCAGGCGCCGCCTGGCGCTGCTTAGCGCCCTGGCCGGTTCGTTGTCGTCTTCACTGAGGTGTCCCAGCACCACCAGCCGGCAGTTCCCCTGCCCGATGGACCGCAGGGCATGGCCGCACTGATCGTTGGACAGGTGGCCGGCCGGCCCGAGATTGCGCCGTATCACATGGCGCGGTTTCGCGGAACGCCCGTACATTTCGACGTCGTGGTTGGATTCTATGTATAAATAATCAAGAAACGGGAAAGTGCGCAGGCAGTTTTCCGGAACGAAGCCGGTATCGGTAATAAACCCCATTCTTTCACCGTTGCTGCTGATAATGAACCCCACCGTCTCCACGTCGTGAGACAGCCTGAAAGGCGTCACCGCCAGGCCGCCGATTCTTTTCCTCACCCGCTCGTCTAAAATCTCAAACGCGGGATATTCGTCGAAACAATAGCTTCCGGCAAGCTCTTTCAAAACGGCGGCAGTGGAACACACAGGAACATTCTTTTCCTTGAGAAGAAACCGGAGGCCGTAAACGTGGTCGTTATGGCAGTGGGTGACCAGAACTACGTCGATGTCGCCCGGCGAGAGCCCCACCTCAGCGAGAAACGGCTTCAGATCCCTTTTTCTGAGGCCGCAGTCAATCAACAGGCAGGTGTTTTCATCCCGGACAACAACACTGTTGGCATAACTGCACGACGACAGGCTGCAGAACTTTAATCTCAAAAGTCAATCCCCCTGAATCAATCTCCAAGCATATTACTTAGACGATTCGGGAGGAATTCCTTTTTTTTAAAGGGAAAATCCCGCCGGGCTAGAATTATGAATCTATAATGAATGAAGCACGCCGCGCGGAACAACCGGGAATCGTACAGACCAACCGCACTTTAGTCGTCATCGCCGTCATGCTGGGAACATTCCTGGCCGCCCTGGATGTGACCATTATTGGCACGGCCATGCCCACCATCGTCGGCCGCCTCGGCGGAATGTCCCTGTTTCCGTGGGTTTTCTCCACCTACCTGCTTACTTATACCGTCACCACACCAATCTACGGCAAACTGGCCGATCTTTTTGGACGCCGGATGGTCTATGCCTGGGGAACGGGTGTTTTCCTTCTGGGATCGGCCCTGTGCGGGCTGTCGGAAAATATGAGCCAGTTGATTATTTTTCGAACCGTCCAGGGTCTGGGTGCCGGAGCGGTACTGCCGGTGACCATCACCATCATCGGCGACATTTTTACCCTGGAAGAAAGAGCCCGGATGCAGGGATTATTCAGCAGCGTCTGGGGGGTGTCGGCCATTGCCGGCCCGGCCCTGGGCGGCGTTATTGTCGATTACCTCGACTGGCGCTGGATTTTTTACCTCAACCTGCCTATCGGCATAGTGTCCATTCTGCTGCTGCTTTTATACCTGGAGGAAAGAAAGCCTTCCGGCCGGCCGCAACTGGATTACCTGGGCTCAACCACCTTGCTGTTGGGGGTAAGCGCCCTGCTGCTGGCTCTTCTCCAGGGCGGGACCGCCCACCCCTGGAATTCACCTTTCATATGGACAATGTTTTTGCTGGCGGCGGGATTTTTACTTGCTTTCATCAAAATAGAGTCGAGAGCGCCGGAACCGATACTGCCGCCAACCCTGTTCCAAAATCGTGTAATCTCCGTCTCGGTGGCCGGCAATTTCACGGCCGGCATGGTATTGATCGGCGTCTTTTCATATGTGCCTCTTTTCGTCCAGGGAGTATCAGGAGGAACGGCGGTCAATGCCGGCGCGGCCCTGGCACCGATGTCAATCGGCTGGCCCCTGGGCAGCATTGTGGGAGGCCGATTCCTGCTGCGGGTCGGTTATAAAAAAATGTCTGTTCTGGGTATGGCCCTGCAGGTTGTCGCCGCTGTGCTGCTTCTTACCCTTGATCCAGCCACGACCCGTGCTTTTATAGCCGCCACGACCTTTGCCATGGGGTTGGGGCTGGGTTTTTGCACTACGGCGCTGATCGTTATGGTGCAGGCAGCGGTGGAATGGAACCGCCGCGGAGTGGCTACGGCCATGGTCCAGTTCATGCGTACCCTTGGCGCAACTTTGGGCATCGCGGTTACCGGCACGGCACTCAACAGCCTGCTGGCATCCCAGTTCAACCAGCATGCGGGCGGCCTGGATACGGAAGTAATTTCTACCGTTAACCGCCTGATGGATCCCCTGCAGCGCCACCTGATCCCGCCGGAGCAAATCATACCTTTAAAGACAGCCCTGGCGGCGGCAATTCACGGCAGTTTCTGGCTTGTTCTGGCCGCGGCGGTAATAGGGCTGGTGTGTGTTTTTCTGCTGCCCGCCAGGCCTCCGGGGGAATAAATAACCTTACATAGGGCAAATTTCTACATACCGGATATTACGTGGAATTTATCTAGCTGAGAAACATGAAACGAATATTATTGTTTTTTCTCAGTTTGTCTACACTTATTTTGTGCACATTTTATCCCTAGTTCTTTACATAATTTTTTAAGTTCAGGACAAATCAACCCCATTATTGTTTTAACATCTAAAGCATCTACAAATCCCTCGACAGCAGAGCCTTTGATATACACTTTGTCAGCTTTTTTAAATAAAGCTTTAATAGTTTCTGCACCACTAGTTTTAGAAATGCTTGGGGGTTCCGATAATCTAAGATATCGAAGTACTCCTTTCATGTCTTTCAAGAACCAATCTTCTATAGAGCGTCTAGCTTTAACATGAATGACTTTTTTGGCACCACAAGCCTTTAGTTCCTGTTCGACCCCAGACCAAACCACTGGAGGGTTAGGAGAGAGATCGAACACGTCCGTATCATAACACAATACTACAGAAAAGTTTATCCCTGGGTCTCCACTAATAACTTGTTTGGCGAACACTCTTTTTGCCTTGCTTTTATAATTTCCAATGCCTTTAAGGTTTCTTATAATCAGTTTATCAACTATAAATCGCTGTTCAGGGGCAAATGAGCGAAGCTGACTAATGATCTTTGAATAAAACTTTTTCTCTGTATCACCTTCAACGAAGATTACAATACCCTTACTCATTATTACTAGTCTCCAAGTATTGCTCAATCATTTTTATGTCTTCTTCTGTACCACTGAGTAATTCAAATAAATAATCTCCAGTCGACATTTCCAAGCTAGTAGCATCATTAATTAGAGTTTTTTGGGCTGACATCCGTACTCGTTTAAATTGAGCAACACCATATTTCCCTGGTAATCCTACATATATATTACGTGGTTCGAGATATTTAATAATATAAGGGGAGTGACTAGTAAAAATTATTCTAGACTTGCCTAGCAACTGTGACAAAACTCTTAAATAGCTCTGTAACAGACTTGGATGAATAGAATTTTCAGGTTCTTCAACCGCAATGAGCGAAAGATTATTTATATCAGCAATAATGATATTTGTTAACAACAGAAATACTCTTTTCGCGCCATCAGACATATCTTCGAAACTAACAGGTTGATTTAAATTATGATCATTTACATATAATACATACACTTCCTGACTTAATTTGAAGGGCAAATCATCAGGAATCTCTCCATGAAATTTTCCCTTAAAGGCAAGTTCTTCCACATTAATCTCCTTAATTTGAGGAAAAAGTTGCATGAATGCATTCTTAAGCAATTCATATTTTTCAGGATACTGCTTGCTCAAATGAAAAATTACTCGAGGCAGGTTGTCAGTTACTTCCATTTCTAATGCATTAAAATCCTTCCGAACTAGCGGATCAGGAGTGTATGAAGAACTAGCATCCAGATGACGTTCAATGTAAACCCTTAAGCCATTAATTTTTTTAATAATTTCGTAGTAATACAGTGAGTCAAATGCCTTCAATTTATTTACAATTAAATTATTGTCTTCTATGGAAATCTTACTACTACATCTACCTGATTCAGCACTGCGATAGAACGCCTTGTCCATATTTCTGCTTATTAAAGCTTTATACTTTTGATTTTTATTATCAAGTTTTGCTTTTAGCCACTCACCAACAATACAAGCACCCGTTTCATCATCTCTTACCCACCTAAACTGATATCCATATATTACATTATATGTACTTCCGTCTATTGACATCTCCATCTCAAACTCTATTCGAAAGTCCTTTGAAGGCATGCTCTTATTTAAGGGAATACCCTTCGACCAGGACATCATCCTTTTCTTAGTGTCTTCATTTTTTAAAATAAAATCTACACCAAAATCAATTGCCTGGAGTAAATTAGATTTGCCGTAACTGTTCAAAGACACTAAAGCAACCATCTCACTGCAAATTATTTCTGACATCCTAATGTTCCTGAACCCATCGACTGATATTCTACGCAACTTCATATTCCCCCGCCTCTCTTTTACCTGTGTAATAATGCCCATTACCATCATAACATCCACCACCTAGATACGCAATATTTTTTTTCATTTATATACTAATATGGCCGTATTGCGATCAATTCATACCACATTGCGCAAATTATTATTACACAACATCAAAATTTCCTAATAGCGAATGTGCCATAAACCAAATTACCCTCCAGACGCCCTTAATAAGAAACGCCATAATGACTGGAAGGAACAGACCAGTATCGCATAAAGCCCCCTTCGGTAATGAAGTTGTGTCCTTTTTGTACTTAGTACAACCACCATACAATTAAGAATCCATTTATAAAAGCGGCCATAGGGGAAGCTTATATATATTTAGGCAGGCTGCCTTAAATAGCACAGACAGACCAAACATATATTTGGGTTGGTATTTATGTGAAGATGTGCTTAAAAAAGAAAAAAGAGAGAATCGTCAACCCCATCCGCAAGATAAATACCCCAGAGGGATTAGAAAATGTGTAGGTTAGGTTAAATGATACAATTGGTAATGTCATAGAAAATCGAATCCCTTTGGGGATCCCAGATAAGAAATAAGTTAACTTTTGCCACCGTCGCCTCCCCCGTCGGCTCTACCCCAAAACCTTCCGTAAAACCAACAAGGGCCTCTCACCATAAAACGTGAGAAGCCCTTGTCTTTTATCAATTATGGCGGAGAGACAGGGATTCGAACCCTGGAGACCGCTCATCACAGCCTACTCGATTTCGAGTCGAGTTATTAAACTATCAATAGTAATTATAATCTATCACAAACCAGTAAAATCAAGGCTTTGCAGACTTTGCGCTCGTCATATTTCTTTATATGATTTCACAGGATATTAAACTTTTTGTGAAATTTTTGTGAAATTTTTTGTGAGGTTATGAAGATATATAAATAAAAAAAGCCCCGTTCCGAAGAGCAGGGCTTAATTACTTTTCTTAATGCTGTGAGTTCTATCATTCAGATTTCTTTGCATCAACATAAGCCTGTCCGAAGATGTAGCTCATAACAATGGCCGCAAACGCCATGACCGTATTTTCATCGATGTTCAAATCCAAACCCCGGTTTGCTATGACCAGAGCTGCAGAGATTACAGCCATCCATAGTTTTCTGCTTTTTAGCCTATTCATACTATCACTTCCTTTCAATTCAGTCGGTTATTTCCGGCCTGAGCTGTTATTATGCAAAGCTGCCGCAGCATCTCCCACACTTCGGCCCGTTTTGCCGGCTCCAGCGGCCTGGTACCATCCGAGATGCCGGCTTCCCTTGCCCAGGCCCGCGCCCTGACTACCCAGGCCGGCAGGGTTTCAAGCTCAACAGGTGCTTCCGGCTCAATTCCCAAGTGTTTCAACACACCGTTTGCAATCGCTCCGGCAGCTTTCGCCTGATAGTCCGGCATCTTCAGCAAAGCCTCCTCCGCCGGATTGCTTATGAATGCCAGTTCCACCAGCACCGCCGGCGCGTCCGTCCAGCGCAGAACATAAAAACCAGCTTCTTTGTCTTTATCGCCATCGCTCACATCAGCCCGGAAAACCAGGTCCGGAAAAACCGTTATCAAAGCATCAGCAATGCTCTCTGCGATTGGATCAGCGGCGCCCTGGCCGCGCGCGGTCCACACCTCCATACCTTTTGCCTGCGGATTCGTAAAAGCATTAGCATGGATGCTGATAAAAATATCAGCGCCGGCGGCGTTTGATATTTTTACCCGCTCGGCTAAACCTACATCGGAGTCATCAGTCCGGGTCAGTTTCACTTTTATCCCAGCAGAAGTTAGAATTTCAGCCAGCTTTTTGGCGATGGGCAGAACTACATCTTTTTCTCTTGTTCCGCCCGGGCCGGTTGCGCCAGGATCACGTCCCCCGTGCCCTGGATCTAAAACAACAAGCATTATTAATTACCTCCCTTTAACCATTATCAAATTAATAATTAACGTTCCGGCCACCCCAGCGGCTGTGCTCATAATCCACCACTGGAGCTTGTCAATTTTTTTACTGATTTCTTTGTTGTCGTCCTTCAGCCCCCGGATGGCTTCTTCTGCGGTCGCCATCCGCTCGCATGATTCGCAACTGACCGGGGACAAATGCACCACCTCCAGTTTTTATTTCCATATTGCGCCATCAAAGTATTTCAAACCCACATCAACCCAGGCGCTGCCATCCCACTGTCTCAGCGCCTGCGCCTGAACCCACTGGGAGCCGTCCCAGTATTTGAGGTTCAGGGTGCTTTCTATGTCGAGCGTAGCAGTCCAGATTTGGTATATGCCACTGCTATCCGGTTCTTGCCACACGTAGTATATTTTGGAACCGACTACCTGCAGTTGGGGAGAAAGGCCGTTTGACGTAAGACCTGATCCGGCAGTCCTTTGCGTGGCGACAAAGTTGCTGCCGTCAATGTTCATTTCAGCAGTCCATAGTGTGTATACACCGAACACACTCCGTGCCCACACGTAGTAGATTTTGGAGCCCACCACCTGCAGTTGCGGATATGGAGAATAAAAGCCGGATGTTCTCTGCGTGTTTGAAAAATATGTCATTGGCGTGTCGCTCTCGGCGGTTACGATACCTTGTTTCTCGTATACATAATAAATCTTATCATTTACTACCTGTAGCTGCGGATAGCGTTCATCGCCAGTTCCAAGTGTCCACTGAAAATCTTCAAACAAGTGTATATCAAGCTGCATATTGGCAGTCCAGATATGCTGGTATTGGGAGCTATCTTCTCCGTCCCACGCATAATAAGCCCGACCCCCAACTACCTGCAACTGAGGGTAGTATTTAGTTTTACCGGTGAAAGTCCTCCTCGTTGGGCTAAACCCCAATCCGCCCAGGCTCGTTTCGGCAGTGTAGATTTCATCGTTGCCGGCACCAGTGCCGGTGCTGGATTGACGCCAGACATAATGGATTGTGTCGCTGACCACATGTAGTTGTGGGTGGAGATTGTATCCACCATTTTCTCTATGGGTTACCGCGAGTCCACTGCCGTCGATGTTCATCTTGGCGGTTTCAATATCATACGAACCGTGTTCTTCCCACACGTAGTAAATCTTCGAACCCACTACCTGCATCTGCGGGCTGTATTTGCTGTTCGGCGTGGTAGTTCGTTTGGTTGCCACAAACCCGCTGCCGTCGATGTTCATCTCGGCTGTCCATATCTGAAAGGGGCCATATGGATAGCTCTCCTTTTCAGCCCATACGTAGTAAATCTTCGAACCCACCACATGCATCTGCGGTACTTTTTTTTCATATGGCGTTGTAGTCCTCTGCACCGCTGTAAACGCCACTATGCTGTCACCACCCACAAATCCCCGGTTTCAAACGCAGTCGGCTCGGTACTCTGCACCCAGATGTTGCGGCCGCCTGTTCTGGATTTGGTATATGTATCCACACTCCTGGGGCCGTGTTTGTATAGCCCCGGCCATCTCCCAATCCAATCGGGGCGGGTCACCACGGCATCAATGTAGACATCACTGCCGCTGATCATGTCGAAGCGCAGTTTAATCTTCCCCCCACCCGGTACCGGTGTGGCGGCAAATGTTTTCTCTCCCTCGTGCCAGTCAAACGCAGCATCAAATGTCAGAGAGTGCGGAGATGTGGAATTTACTTTTTGCCATTTCCCGTCAATCTGTCTCCACACCCAGAGCAGGACGGCAGAACCACCCTGCAGCACAGTAACTTTTACCTGGCCGCTGCCCTTCACCATAAATGCAAACCGAGTGTCCGGGCACCAGCTCCACCAGTCAGGATCGACGAATCCAATTCCAGCCTCTTCTTTTTGCTCAGCATACTGGCCTGCAGTCAACTTCAAGCTATAGGTATTGTCGAACTCTGAATCCGGGGAGACAACACCGCTCGTATTCCAGTAACTCGGTTTTAAAGTTACGGGATCAAACACCTCAAAAGATGAGTTATAGCATTTATTGGGATAAAAATCCAAGTACTCATCGTTAATCCCATATGAATCTGTAGGCGGATTTTCTTTTTCTTCAACCTCTTCCGCTGGCGGCTCGTACTCCGTTTCTTCCGACGGCAATAAGTTTTCCTTCAGGATAAATGCATCCAAGTAAACTCCGCCGGTAAAATCATTGGTTGAAGCTGTTACTCTGACTTTTTGCAGTGTTATTCCCTGGCGAACCTCGCATTCAGTGAGTATACGTTTCCAGCCGTCGCCCAAATCGCTTGTAGACGGGACATCTGCCCGGAAGGGAAAGATAAAGGTATCTTTAGAACCGTCGCTGTAGAAATATTCAACTTTGAGCATCGCTTTAATCGCTGTGGATGAGCCAGAAGATTTGAAGTCTACGCCCAGCCGAAAATCTGGCGGCTGCGCAGTAAAAAGCACCTCCTGATACATGCTTGCCGCATTCGCAAGCTGAAAGCACTTACTGCCATCAATGCCGCCATCGACAACGGTAACGCCGGTACTTGTCCAGCCTGCTAAATCACCCGTTTCAGCGGATGGGTTAGCTAACTTGTTATGTGAGTACATTTTCGGCATGGAGAACCACCTATATCAAAGAATAACCAACCGAATAAGTAATTGAATCAGCATCCGCATGAGTTACTGTTACCCGCCATGTTCTGGGAATAATATCATTGGCTACTGCATTTGCTGCTGCAGTTGCTGCCGGGAAAACTTTGTAAATATTTGTATTGACAGTTGCAACTGCTGCCCCTTCCAAAATGGTGTAATAATTCCCGGAAGCAGGGTCTTTGCCTTCGATTTTTAAAGTGATCGAAGGAGTATCGGTAATAGCTGTAACATCGAGAATCACATGAACACCGTTTTTATGGTTGTTCGACAGGTCGGGACTGCTCATAGTTGCTGTTCTGGCTGCGCTGGCCAGGGCGGTACCTTCCTGGCTTGTAGCTGGCAGGGTAAGCACGTCAACATCACCGATGTTATTTGTACCGGCAGGGAGCGCATCAACGATTCTTTTAATGCCGTCAGTGTCTTTTATTGCTGTAAGTAAAGTCTCAAGAGCATCAATGTAGCCAATGATAATATCCTGCTTCGCTTCCGTTGCCGGGGCTGCTATGATTTTTGCAAGTACCGACGCCAGGGTTGTCTCAGTAGCAAAATCTTTTGCAATGAGCACATCTTGTTTTGCTGAAGTCGCCGCCCCAGTCGGCAGCACGGAAGAGGCAACACCAACATTGCCGATGTTATTTCCGCCGGCAGGAAGCGCAGCCTCAATGTTAACCTTGCCAATATTATTTCCCCCAGCAGGCAATGCCGCCCCAATGTCAACTCTATTGGTCGTGCCCGGCGTAGTCTGGTCAATTCCCACTTTACCAAGAATGTTCGCCCCGGCAGGCAGGGCATCGGTGATCTTTTTAATGCCGGCGGTATCTTTAATAGCAGTTAATAGCGTTTCAAGAGCATCAACATGTCCAATAATGGTATCCTGTTTTGCCTCTGTCGCTGGAGCCGCAATGATTTTGGCAAGTATTGATGCTAAGGTGGTTTGAGTCGCAAAATCTTTAGCGTTAAGCACGTCTTGCTTAGCTTCGGTTGCTGCCCCGGCAGGCAAAACCGAAGCCACATCCTGCCGGACGAATAATCTGCCTTTTTGGTCAAATAGTGCATTGGTTCTATCGCCAACCGCTACATCTGCCGGCAAAGCTACCGGGTCAACTGCCTTGCCGCCGATTTTAACCGGTTTTCCAGTGTCAACAGCATCGTGAGCTACATCGCCGGTTACCCGGCCGGCATTGTTCTCCCCCTTCCAGGCATCGAAGTCGGTACCGGCATCATTCTGTATCTGCGGAATCGGGCGCCCGTTGTCGTCAAGCTTTAGGTTTGCCATTTTATGACCTCCTTCCTTTTAAGGAACTATGTCTCTCGGAACATAAGCGTAAAGTCCAGGCGACATGAACACCCAATCATGTGGCGCAATCGGCTTTCGTGCCTCAATCCTGCCGCCTAAGCCGCCATCATAATTAAGCGTAATGCGAATCGGGAGCGCATCAACGATTCCAATTTTGTCTGTTTGGTCTTGAATTTCTACAATATCATTCACTTCTAGCGCAGGATCACCGCGAACATCTAAAGAAAGATTCATATACGGGTCTTTTAGAAGCGAAAGTAACGATTGTGCATATAACGTTGCAACTTCTTTGTCCTGGATCATCTCATTATCTATTTTTAACTCTCTTTCACCCCATCTTGCCAACAAGTACTCATCTTGAATTAGTGAGGTTGAATTTAATGTTTCAATCATCCGTCCAAATACTTCCAAACTAACTGTTTCCGCAGGGCCTGAATTAGACACAGAAACGGTAATCGACCAGGTTCCGTATTCTATCGATTCAACTACTGCATTTTTAGCCCCAACGAGACTTATTTGGTCAATTATCGCTACCGGCCCACTAAATGCTAAATTTTGAAAAATAAAGCCGCCGTTTGGTATGGCGATTGAATCTATTTTCAATAAAGAATCAGATTTTTTAAGGTACGGTGTTTTGTAAATCATAGATACTTTGTTATATGTGTCCAAATATTTTTGCGGGTTTTCCGCAATGATAATTTGGTCATTGTCGGTTAAAGTAACTACAGCGTTTCCAGACTTGAAGTTATTCTTAACTCTAACTACACCATACCGGTTTGCTGAAACATTGCAGTTTCCAGCGATAGCCAGTACTTGAAAAGCGTCTCTAACTTTTCCTTTCGGGAACCACCCAACTTGAATTGGCTGGTTCAGGCTGATGTCAATTTCGTATTGATCGGGAGCCAAACCCAAAACCTGAAAGAGTAATTCAAACATCCCGGCTACAGTGGTATTTGTTTGCACCGGCAGCATGGGAATATCCTTATTGCCAAGCTCATACAACTTGTCATATCCGGTAACCGTGGCTTCTACCGATTCAGACGGCGCCGACCAATCGCCGGTACGGAAAACTCCCAAAGGCACATATTCAAAAGTACCGGGTGAAGTTTCCAAGCCTAAGTAAGGCTTGATTAAAAGGTTTGGCCGGAGCTTATCATAGTACGGGCTGGTTAAATTTGTTGGCGTAAAATCTCTACTTGAATTATCGAAGCTGATAGTTGTTTCGTTTGCTGATACCAGCCCCAGGGGATTATCTGACTCCGCATGAGCTTCTTCGAGCAGATGAATATCTACAATAGTGTTTTCATCAAGCTCGATCGGAGGCTGGCCGTCCCCGTCGAAGTATGCCAGCACCCGGGGTTTTATGTTTCGCACGTCGGCGTTTATGGCTGTTTTATAATCATTGCTAACCATGATCATTTAAATTTCCTCCAGCGTAAAGGAGACATTTTCATACAGCCAGCCTCCAACCGTACTTCTTATTATCTGGCTGGTTTCATCTGAGAATCTGATTGAGTATTTGCCAAAAGTGCCGTCTCTGCGCTCAATCTCGATCTCCCAGGTACCCGATCCGACAAAGGCAAGCCATATATCTATATCTGGACCGGTAATAAGGTTATAAGAAAACACAAAAACTTTCTTCGTGGCGATTACATCGATAACTGTTTTTCCAGATGAAAGCCGGATGGACCGGCGAATCTCCTTTGTTGTTTCTGATAGTTTGCGCCCATTTGGAGGTAGTAGAGTTTTCTCACTTTGCAGTGACCCTACTATACCGATATAGACATTCATTCGCCTCTTCTCGCTTTCTCAAGCTGGCGTATCGGCTGCAATTTGCGCTCAAGTTTCATCAGATCTTGGTTGTCGAGCACCAAAGCGGTTATGCCGCCGCTGCCGGAAACTTCGAACTGTGCGCCTTTTAAAGCGCTTACAATAGCACTAGCCAGGCGGTTGTAATCAATCAGCGAGGATAGCTTTTCAATCGGCAGAACGGCCTCTGTCCCCGCCTCGCCAACGCCGATTATGGACGGGCTGGTAAAAATACCACCTTTACTGTACCAGCTCACGTCAAATACGGGATACGGTACAGTTACAGGCCCCACCGATCTATACCCGGTCCCGACACGAACATGAGGCAGAGGAACATGTAACGAGGTGATACCATCGATAAAACTTCGAATAATATTACTGCCCCACTCCCGGGCTCGCTTCGGTAGCCCAGCCAGCCAATTCCATAGCTCGTTTAATTTAGCTGTAGCCTCGTTTACCAGGTTACCAGCAGTCCTGACAACTGCGGTTTTAATATTACCCCATATTTCACCAGTTTTTTGACTTATCCCATCCCAATTCTTATAGATAAAGCCAGCCAGTATTCCTACTGGGCCGCCCAGGATCCCCAGCAGGATCGGCCACCAGTCGACTAAGAACTGCTTCAGGCCTTCCCAAATGGTTTCTGTGGTAGATTTGATTCCATTCCAAGTATCCTCTATTAGCGCTTTTACACTTTCCACAGCCCCATTAAAAATATTCTCAATGCTCTCCCAGAGGTTTTTAAAAAACGTTGAAATCGGTTCCCAATTTTTAATTACCACATAGGCTATCGCAGCTAGACCGGCAATAGCAACCAATGCTATGCCCAGAGGACTCATAATAAACGATAGCGCACCGCCAAAACCAACACTTAATATATTCGATACCACGCTGAAAGCAGTACCAAGCTTGCCTATTATGACCGTCATATCTATCCCCATGGCCGACAAACCAAAGAACGTCATACCCAATTTCGAACCAATATCAATAAGACCGGTGATAAGTGGTACCGCATCACCAAGAGGGGCAAGAAAAGACATCTCCAGAGAGCGCTTAATTCCCTCCAACGTAGCCATGAAACCGGAATATTCTTCGTCTAAGGATTGTGTTGCCCCACTTAAATCTACTGTTTTATCTTTCGTTTCCGCAAACGCCGCTACAATGCTGCTGATCTGATCTGCGGTCAAGTCCTCAAACTTGGTGCCCATCAACTGAATGCCAAGATTATACTTTTCCTGCTCACTGCCTACCTGATTTAAGGCCTCAAACACCTGGAAGAAAGCATTTCTCCCAGCCTCACCACCCTGAGCGAAGGCAGCGATAATCCTATTGGCCTCATCCGCCGGAAACATGCTCATGATGGCCTGCTGCGCGGTATCCCCATCTGTTTTTACTCTTATACCGAATTCTTTGACCGCATCAGCCAGGTAATCAGTATTTCTGGCGCCGTTCTCCATACCAATGCTAAGCCAGTTTAGCATATCGGTAGCAGATAACCCTATGGCTTTAAAATGTGCAGGATACTCCTGAAAAGTATCAAGTAAATCCCCAGCATTGCCAGCGCCTCCCTGAAAACCGGTAGTAATTACATCAAAAGCTTGCTGCGAATCTATCTCCCACGCTTTTGTAATTGCCCGCACGGCCTCAAGGTCCGATTGCGTGTCCGCACCAAGTTCAGCAAAAACATTATTTAAGCGAAAAACATTTTCAGTTTGATTTTTTAAATCTTCTCCAACAAGTCCAAGAGCCTGGTGTGTTCTTGCGGTAACCTCGCCGGCTTCCCGCATGGTTTCACCGAAATTATCGGCATACACATCTCTGGCAATACCTTCGAACTCTTTGGCCTCTTCTTTCGTCAGTCCAAGCATGGCCCGGAGATGGCCTGCACTTGCTGTCGCTGAGTCGAGCCCGCCGGCTATCTCGCCCCCGCCGATACCAACACCTGCTGCAGCAACACCCTGCTTAACTTTATCCATTAGTCTGTCGGTATCACGCAGCTCGTCCTGGACCCCGCCAAGAGCCCGCTTAGCATCCTGCTCCATTTTATGCCAGGTATCGCCATATAGCAGCAAGCTACGCCTGTTTCGGTCTACTTCGTCATCTATCTGAGCAAATGCCTGAGCTATTTCCTGTGCCGCCGCCTCCCCGGCCTGGCCGCCTGCTCTGAGTTCACGGATAAGCTTATCAGTCGTCACGTCGTCAAATAGCCCGGCAATAGCTTGCTGTACTTTATCAGCATCGTCCTGAAATCGTCTTAACTCCTGTTCGGCTTTGACCACTTCACGCTGGAAAGCCCGGTACTGCCCTTCACTAATCTCGCCCCGGGCAAATTGCTCATTAACTTGTTCTTGCGCAACCCGGAGCTTGTTCAACTTTTCTTCAGAATTGGCAATTGCATCAGCCAGGAGCTTTTGTTTTTGCGCCACAAGCTGAGTATTTGAGGGATCTAATTTCAGGAGTTTTTCAACCTGTTTTAGCTCACTCTGAATATTTCGAGCATTTTTATTAACATCAGAAAGGGCTTTTGATAAACCTGTCGTATCAGAGCCGATAACTACATTTATGCCTTTAATGGTCTCCGACAATTTATCCATCCCCTTCAGGCAGGAATATAAAAAATTCCAGCGAATATACTGGAAAATTAAATTTACGAGGAGGAATTGCAATTGAAAAAATTATTACTGGCGACGATTTTACTTCTTTTAATGTTTGTATTTGGCTGTTCTGGTTCAAATGAACTAAAAGATTTTGCATCAAAAGAAAAAGACTGGCTTAACCAGTTACAGCCTATCGTGGCACAAATAAGAATAGATTACGCTTCTTGGGAAAGTGGACAAATCAGTAAAGAACAATTATCTGAAAAACTATCTATTCATTATCCAAAAGTTAAAGAGTTGAGAAATCAGTATAGCCAGTACAGGTCAGATGTAAAGCTATCAGATAAGGCAAAAAAAGATGACTTATATACAAAAGGACTAGGTTATGGTGATAGCATCCGTTTAAACGTAGAAAGTTTTCTCTTTTATGCAACAAAACCTATTTCTGATAGCGATTTGAAACAACTGTATGAAACCGAAATGAAGAAAGGGTATAACCGAAAACTTGAATTGCTACAATCAGCAATAGACAAACTACTAAAATAAACCAACCTGATCAGCATATACCTTTTTAGGGGCATCATCAGTCAAATTTGCCACAATAAGCATGTCAAACAAGTCCTCGACATACTCGTTATCCACTTCGCCCTGCAATTTATTAAATGCTCTGCAAAAAGAGAGACAAAAATAAATTACCATTTGATACTCCGACAAGTGACTTATATCCTTGCCGGAGTTACTGCGTTTGGGACTTGCGCCGCCTTCATATTGGGCACGCCGGTTACGTATTCCCTGATATAACCGACAACTCTGGCAAGTTCCTCGAAATCCATGTTTTCCTCAATGGCATCTCTTGTTACATTGGTATTGTTGAATGCGGTTTCAATAACCCCTAACATCTCGTCGATGATCATTTCCCCATCAAGTTCGCCATTTTTATAAGCCTCCTGGAATTTAATTATTTGCCGCCACAGTTTTACTTTTGGTTTCGACATAACATATTTTTTGCCGTTGATCATAATTTGCGGTGGAGTTTTCACGTTCTTACCCCCTGATTTAGTGGTTATGTAAAATTGAGGGCGGCACTGGGACCGCCCTTAAGCAGTAGTGAAGTTCACGATGAGTGGCGCCGCCATCGCGTTGCCGGCCAAATCCTTAACCCCTGTGGTGACAATAAAAACATGATCCGTTAAAGCACTAAGGTTAGATGCCGGGTTGAAGGTGATGATTTCGTGATTAGCGTCAATTGATAATGCCCCAGGGATAACAGTGCCGTCTGCTTTCATGAGAATGAAGTTCGCTGCAGTCACATCGCTAACCTGGATTGCTTCATCGAAGGTAATAACGATGTTAGCGTCAACAGCAACACCGGCAGCGGCATCAACCGGTACGCTGGTAGCGATTGGGGGAGTTGTGTCAGTAGTGCCGAGTGGCCCACTGGTGAACCAGTTGGTCCCCGTCGCAGCAACGTAATCCGGATCATCGCCTCGGGTCGTCCGCTTATACTCATTATTATAGGCAAGTACAGTGAACTTACCTGTCAACGTAGGAACTTGAAAGGCGAGCTTACTCTCTTTCGTAGTAAACGTTTCCTGGGCTTCTGCGAATTTCCCCTTGTGAAGCCAGACGTATCCGAAAGTGCCGTCCGAAAGGGTTGTGCGGAAGCCGATGGCCGCGTCCGGGGAAATATCATTTCCAGCATATTTGGTTACACCTCCTGCGCGCGTGTGCCCGAGCAAAACCGCGCGCTCAACTGGAGTAAGGTCTGCAAGCTTCAAAGATACCTCGATTTCACCAATGCTATTCGCCACAATTGCCGGCGCATTATCCGCGAATAAAGTAGTAATCACCCCGTTCGGGTTTACGCCGATTTCAGTAATGCCTGGCACAGCAGCAGCCGCTTGCCAAGAGGCCCCGGTTACAGTGTCTGAAATTAACAAGGCGTAATGCAACTGATCAATACCGATTATCGCTTTGCTATTTCCCATTGTTTTAACCTCCTATTAATTGAATTTCATAGATTATCTGGCGTAAATTTTCTTCATCCAGCCAGACTTCAATCTTCGAATAAGGCATACGCAGTTCCTTAAGTTTGTTCTGGACCGATGTTTCAGTTACTGAATCTTTCTTATCAGTGTAAAGCTCTACTTGAAAATTACCTACTTCCAAGTAATTCTGATTATCTGCCATCATGTCATCACTATAAGCGAATTGGTAAGTAATAAACGGCGGTATCTGCGGGGTTGTAAACTCCCCATAGGCCACAGGCATGCCGAGGCTTTTCAAAGCCGTATAAAGTTCGGCCTGGGTCATAACTAGCCCCCGTTTCTGATAATCCGCTTAATATTTTCCTGCAACTTACCTGCATACTTATCATGTGCCGGCCGCATATGCGGATAGGCCTTTACCCGGCCACCGCTGACCTTGGCATGGCCGAATTCGAGCAGGTGGACTCGCCTATAGTGCTTGCGGTTCCAGACCACATACCGGCGCTTACCCGGGAAAGACTTGTTGGTCTTTACAAAGGTCCTGGCATATTCCCCGGTATGTTTCCTGGCCAGTGATTTTACCTCTCTAAGGACATTGTCGACCGTGATGTCAACCTCTTTCCTGACTGCTTCACTCACACCCTCGGTGTAATCCCTGACGGCATCAGTGATGGCGGTGGTCAGTTGGTCTATACGGACATTAGCCATCAGCACCCACCCTTTCACGCCTGCATCTTTCTGTTAACCTTTCTTCTGTGTCACCCCGATAATACCGACTCATTAGCCCTTTATAGCTAATACCAGTGTTGGTCTTATTGCGAGCCTGGGTGAATTTATCAGAGAAGCGGCAATTACCGGGTTCATAATTTCCGTCCAACTCAATCCGGTCAATAGACAACTCATCAGAGTATCCATTCTGCATGGCCCAAGTATAAAAAGCTTCAAAATCGTTAATCCATTCTGCGCAAACTGTAATCCCGCGTCCACCATAATTTTTATATCGACTGTTTTTCGGATTGTAGCAGCGGCCTTTCATCCCTGACCATATGTTATATAGCCGGGTGCGCCTTTTTCCGTGTGTGACCGGGCGTGTTTTGATCAATTCAGCATTAAGACATCCACAACTCCTTGTATTTCCGTTTAGAAACCGGTCACGCCTAACCTCTGTAAATTTTCCGCATTCACATAGGCATTCCCAAAAAATGATTCCATTTTTTGAACGTTTATTGGTTAAAGAAACAACAGTAAGCCGACCAAACTTTTGACCGGATAAGTCATGTAATGTCATCGATCATGCCTCCTTTCAACCGTCACCGGCTATTTTTTCACAGGTAAGTTCAAGCTCTTCAAAGTCAACCGCATAGGTACGAATGACATTGTACCGGACGCCTTCAAAGACGACTTTCTTTTCTCCGTTATACTCGTATCCGTGGACAACAAATATCAACTCTGGCCGCAATCCCGTAAGGGCGGCATTGTAATGCTCCGAGCGGCCCACAGATTTAAGACCGCACAAAATTACCGTTTCCGTTTCAGTCGGTATTTGGTTTCCAATTTCATCCTCTGTGTAGGTCTGGCTGATTAAGGTGAGTTCGTGATCATAGGTCATTACGCCACCACCCAGACGCCATTTACAAGGTCTACGGTCGTCCAAACCCCGTCAATATACATTTGCTTACTGCCATCCGTACTAAGCAAATACACTGTATACAGGTCCGGTAATGCAGGAAGAACATCAACGGTCAATATTGCGTCTACCCTCAGCCTGTTTACCGCAAGGTGGATGAATAGACTGTGCAGCCGGTACTGCAGATGCCTGGGCATCCCGTTATCTTTGTCTCTGCTTTGATATCTCCATGTGACGTAATCAACCACGAAAATCAAGTGATGAAAGTTAGCCTCATCCAGAACTAACCCCTTTTCATCTTGCAATTCTGTTATTACGCCGTTGGCGATGGCGGTCAGGTAAGTGTCCCTGACCGCCGTTTTGATTCCAAGACGTTCTTTAACTAGCGAAACAATTGCCGCTGCATCCATCGTTTAATCACCGCCTAATTAGGCCGTGATGGTGTAGGCCGCGGTTAGAATGGCAGAATTAGTCATGCCGGTTTTAATAGCGATAGCCTTAATAGTTGTACTGCCTGTAGTAACTGTAATCGGGCCGTTATATAGCGTCTTTGTTGCATCCGGAGTGCTGCCGTCAGTAGTATAGTAGATTGCTGCCCCTGACGTCTCGCAAGTCAGATCGATATCCTTGCTGCCGCCAGCATAAGTCCCGGCAATCGGCAAGGCAACCGGAGTCTTAACTGTATTAGCCAGGTCAGCCGCGAAGGTGGTAGTTGCAGTAGGCGCCGCGTTGTTGATATTCACCATGACAAAGCCTTCACCGAATACCGGCTTACCGTCATAGCGTGCCGTACCTCTGAACACGGTCTGATCTTCAATAAACAGAGCGTGTTCAGAAACTGCCAACTGGGCGCCGGCACGCTCCGCCAGTAGGAACAGACTGCCATAACCACCGATAATGTCGTAATCGGCCAGGAAATCTAGAATAACGATATCCCCGCCAACAATAGGCATGGTCATATTCATTCCGGAAACGAGGGCGCCGGCCGCATTAAAGACCACAGCTTTTGAAAGCAAGGTATTCCAGGTCAGGGTATTCAGAGCCCAAAACTTGCTGCCATCACTGTAATTAGCTTTAGCTACCCCGAGATCAAGAATCAATGCCGCAAAGAACTCCTCTGCGGTCATCCCGGACGGGTTGATCTGCAGAATATTGGTGACGTGCAGGTCAGTCCAGTCGGGGCCATCAGCATCCCAGTTTGCGGGTTGTGAAGTTTGAGCCAGTCTGGTGGCAATACCAATCGGCATTTTGGAGCCATTGCCAAACAAAATAGCTTTGTCAATTGCAAGACCGATTGCCTGGCCCAGAGAATCCAGAATTTCATCGGCCAAGTTTTCGTCCGAATCTTCCAGGGTAGAGTTCGGGATCGGGATATACCCACCAACCTTATACCCGTCAACTTCGATCTGAGCAAAGCTCAGGGTCAGTTCGTTTAGAGCAGCCACAGCTTCAGTCCACACTGCTTCCGGCACGGTCCCGGCTATGTTCTGCCGGGCCTTGCCGGCCACGGGCTTGAGTTTGATCTTCGTAACGAGTTTAGAGTACCGGTGCATGTTATCCCGCAGTAGTTCCAACATCACTTCAGGAATAGTCAACTCCGCGCCGGTTACGGCCCTCTTTTGTCCAATCATCCCACGAACACGGGTTAAAAATTCTTTCACATCGTCCCGGGCCACCAGGGAGGTGCGCTGTTCACGGGTCATACCCAAAAATTTAACACGTTTGCTCATGTACGGCTCATCCTTTCTTTTTTCGGGCTCCTTCGGTACCGTCGAAGCCGGAGGGGTTTTTAACCGGCTGTCGATTTCGTCCAGTTCCTTTTGCAGGCTTTGGATTTCGTCCTCTAACTTTTTTTTCGCGTCCTCATTGGCCTGCTGGTCAGTTGCCAAGGCTTCCTGGTCAGCCTCAAACACGGCCACCGCTTCGTCTACAGTGGCCTTATCCTCTTCCGGAGTTTCGTCGGTAATCTCATTAACCGCAGCTTCAAGCTCTGCCTCACGTGTTTTCAACTCTTCGGAGCGGGTTGCAAACTCCGCGTCCTTTTGCCGCAATTCGTTCAACTGACTTTTTAGCGCCAAAATGCGTTTACTCAGGATCAATTGTTTTAATGCCATTTCTTTAACCTCGCTTTCATGGTATCCCGCCATGCTTGGACTTGACGGGCTTTTACCTGTTCGTAATCTTTTTTCCTGGCAGCCACAGACGTATCTTCATAGGCCGGGAAGGTTACTACAGAAATCTCGTAGAGCTTTACCCGCTTGATTGTCCAGTGAACATTCCCATTTTCACCCCATGTTGTTTCTTCTTCCAGAATATCAAAGCCAAACGAGCAGTGAGTTATATCCCCGCGTTCCACCCTGGCATATAGGTTCATAGCGTCTTGGTCAGAGGGATTGATTTTTACCCGACCCCAAAGCCCCTGGGCATCAACCTTAAGCTCCAGAGTCCCGGCCTTGTTACGCCCAAGGACCAAGCGAGTCTCGTGGTCGATAAGTGCCCGGATGTCATCGGACAGGGCCCCATCAAAAGCGGTTTCAGCGATGCTTTCCGTTGCGCCCGGCCATAGCTCGTAAACACCGCCAAACACAGCAAAATATCCCTCAATATATTTCTCACCGTTAGCCTCCGCCGCCCTGAATTGTGTTGGAAGACCCCGGGCCTGCCTTGCGCTCCTATTCATCCTCATCACCCCCGTTCAACTTCTTCTGTTGACCAAGCTTGTCAGCCGGCACATAATTCTCCAGAGCAAGCAGCTCGTCCATCTCGTCATCTGGAGCCATGCCAACCCAGTCCCGCCATTCGTTCCTGCGCATGGTCATGCGGTCCACCATGGCCGAACCAGCTTCAATGATGTCCTTAAGACTGTAGGAGTAAAGGCTCCGCGGGTTAAATCGCCAGTAAAGGTTAGGTGAGTAGAGTAGTTTTTTGGTCAATTCCTGCTCAACACTCATCGCCAGCGGCATTAACCGGGAGGAAATAAAATTATTAAACTCATCCGCCTTGAAATCCCCCACACCAACCAGGAAGGGCGGGACGCCGAAAATCCCGGCCACGGTCCGTTTATCAATCTCCAGGTTTTTTGCAATAGCCAGATCATTCAATGTCAGCGGTTTGACCTGCTGCACTTCAAACGCCTCTGATGGAATAAACCAAGGTCTGCCGTTTTCGCTGGCATCCAGGTACTGTTTTGATAGTTTTGTGCGCCCTTCGACACTTGCAAACTCTTCCGTAAGGCCGTCAACCTTGACGATGATCGACGGCGCCGGGCTCTCCATAAGCGCCTGCTTGGTTGCCCCGGCCTGACGAAGACCTTTTATCACATCTTTTAGAACCACCCGACGTCCCGTTCCGATCCATGGCCGCTCCGGATCCGGATTAATAGCAAAGTGCAATACCTCGTCCGGGCTGTAGCTGTGCTGGCCATAACGAATAATATAACCATCGTCCGAATCCAAAAAGCTGACCTGGGAGGGTTTGAGTGGTACAAGGTTATCCAGATAACCATCAATATAACGAGGGTATGTTACCTGATTCCCTTTCCCTGGAAGAAGCAGAGTCCAGACAAGGTTGTATATAAATGTTTTCCTGGTCATCAGCTTATTTGGAGCTATGTCAAGCTTCCTGGAAAGCTCATTTTTGATGCGAATATCGCCCTTATCGGTATTCATCATAAGGTAAATAGTCATACTGCTGATCAGGTCAGCGTAGACGTGGGCACACATACGTACTTCCGGACAATCAGACAGCCTTGTGTATTGGCCGGTTGTCAGGATATTGTAGGCATCAACCGAGCAAAGCCAGGAGGTATCGCTCCTTTTCTGCGCAGGGGCGTCCCTTGCTTTATGGTTGCGTTTTTTCTTGCTCATTCATCCAGCCACCCTCTTGCCCGACTTGACTTCTCTAAGTTCTCCAGTAGCCGGCAGCAGGCAAACACTGCTGCATCGAAAACGTCTATCCTTTGCTTCGGCATGACCTTTTCATATTGCACCTGGTCATCCGTCTTTTCTATGGCTTTTACGTTTTGTGTACAGTATTCAAATGCTCCGGAATGCAGGTAGTAAAATCTGCCGTCCTTTGCCTTTTGCTCAATGCGCCGAAATCCCTCTGACTTTCGCCAGAAATATTGCGGCTGGTCCACAATAGAAAAGCCGGCTTGCTTCATGCCAAGAAAATATTCCCGGGAAAACTTTTTGTCATGGCCAATCTGTTTTATCTTGAATCCTTTGGCTTTCATGTCTTTAAACCACTTGACTATTTCTGTATAGTTCACAGTGGGATGGTTACTCATAGTAAGCCAGCCATCGTCCCTCCAGCCAAATAACGGGATATTATCCTCATCAGCTTTCCGGGCAGCGGCCACAATAGGGAACCATGCATGGGTTATAGCGATATCAATTTCTTCTGGCACCTCAATTTTCTCGCCCTTTTCGTTTAGGACCGTTATCATGTGACCTGTTCTATAGCTGCCGTACAGGGCCGCAGCCGTCAGGTCGTGCAGCTTCGATAGATCAGCCCCGCCGTACCAAACAACAGGCAACCGGGCCAGTTCCGCCAAAGTCCAATTATATTTCCGGTCTGATTTCCGGAATTCCTCTATGTTGAAATAGGCCTTCATGGCCGCCGTGTAGACATTGAGCGACTTCGCAAAAAAATCTTTTCTCTGCTGGGGGTCGTTCTGGGCCTGCAGGGCATCGTTCATGATGTCATCAGGCCGGATGGAAGCCCCATACGCTGGGTTCGCCATCTCGTGAATAGCTGGGTTTGTGTAGTCCACATCCCCGTTTTCATCCTGATCGGCCTTGCAAATGAAAACGAAATAGGCCTCGTCCTTAACTGTGCCGTCCAGAATCTTTTTGCAGTATTGGAGCCGCTGGTAACAAAACGAAGTCATGTCGTCGCCGGCAGTAGTGATCCCAATCATCAGTTTATTGGTGTAGGCCTTCATGGCCTCCTTGATGATATTGTATTGCTTCGGCGTCTTGTAGGCGTGTATTTCATCCGCTATGGCAATGTTACAGTTCAGGGAATCCTGCCGGTCCGGGCTGGCAGCCAGAGTTTTGATATAGATCGACCCGTTTCCCAAGTCGCCGCTTATGCTGTGCTCCTGGTTGTTATCCAGTACCCGGAAGTTATCTCGCTCCCCCATCTGATCAAGATTGAACAGAATGAAATTAAAACTCTGGAGTGATTGCTCCAGGGCAGCCCCCACAATGTAACACTTGGACCCGGATTTTCTCTCCAGCAGCCCCAACGCCCACGCCAGAGCGGCGGCAAAAGTAGTTTTAATATTTTTCCTGGGGATAAAAATAAACGCCTCTTTGAAGCGTCTAATTTTAGTCCCCCGGTGGTAAAACCCCAGCAGGTTGTAACCCTGGAATTTGTGGAACGGCTCCAATAAAAAAGGCTCCCCGCGTAACGGAGTGCCGTCTAATTTCTCACCTTGAGCATGAACAAAGGTTTTTTCAATGATCCCGATTACAAATTCAGCGTCTTTCGGGTTAAAATCGTATTCCGGATTTGCCAGGTCTTTCAAGAATCTTTGACAACCCTGGATTTGCTCCTTACAAGCGATCTTTCTACCTTCGACAATGCTCCTGGCATACTCCATTACGGTGTCAAAGTTTTTATGTTTCTTTTTCAAGACTTTGAAGTGCTGCTGCCAGTTTGGATTGCCCGGCCTTTTCAGCGGTAACAGTCTCCAGTGCTTTTGGATTGAGGCAGAGGCGGTCTGAGTATGCCAGGATATCCTTTCGGAGCGTTTCAAGTGTAGCCACTATCGGAGCTTTCTTTTCGCTGCCCTGGTCAGTATACACCCTGTATTTATAGTCGCTTTCCACAAATCTGCTCGTCAGTATTCTGTATTGCTCCACCAGTTCAGCGTATATGTCAATAAGCCGGTTATATTCCGGTTTATAGATACCCAGTTTTTTCATATCAGCTATGGTTGCCCGCTTGACCGTTTCTTTGCTTGGTAGTTTTGTCACCTCCCCGCCTCCCAAATTTTTTTTCAATGGCCGCTCTATTGGAAAGAGTTCCTCAGCCCGGTCCCTGTTTGGTTTAATTTTTTGCCTTCAAGGTGGGGGGCTAGTTCAGTGTGTCCAGTTGCATCATCAATAACATAAATCTACCAATCGCATTTTCAGTTTCTTTCTCATCGTTGCTTTCAATGGCTTTTACCACATCATCACACGCATCCCTTAACTTTCTAAATACCTCTATGCCTTCCACAGGATTGCACCTCCGCTGTATTTTGTGGCGATACCCTGGACAGCCAGGCTTTCCCCAACTCCGTCAATTCGTTATTACTTCTGTCGTGCATGCTGTCATGGCACTTGCAACACAGGCTAATCAGGTTCCAATTTACCATGCTGAGCTCCGGCCTTTGCTCGAGAGGATAGACGTGATGAACCGTTGTAGCTGGTGTACTCTTTCCGTATCGCATACACTCCCGGCACAAATATCCGTCGCGCCGGAGAATATTTTTTCTTTTAATTTTCCATTTTTTAGATTTATAAAAAGGATTCACCGTATCAACATTCTCACTATATTTTTAAATATTTTTACAAAAACCTCTTGACATATACACATCTATTGTGTATAATATAAGCAAGAGGTGAGGGGCATGAAACGAAAAGACTTAATAAAACTTCTAAAGAAAAGCGGGTGGTGGAAAAAACGTGAAGGTCATGACCATACCATTTACACTAACGGAACGGCAAACGAACCAATCTCACGACAAACCGAAATAGACGACACATTAGCAAAGAAAATCATTAAGCGGCGAGGGCTGAAATAGCCCTCTAATCTGCCGCAATAAAGGAGAGTGTTATTAAATGACAAAGGTGTATCCCATTATCCTTACACCAACCGATCAAGGATACGTAGTAACTGTTCCCGACCTCGACATTAATACACAAGGTAAAGACCTCGCAGAAGCAATTTATATGGCTCGTGACGCTATTGGGCTTTGGGGAATATGCGAACAAGACGACGGACGTATTATCCCTGAACCTTCCACCTCTGAACCTCCGCATGAAGCCGATGAGCTTGTTTCATGGGTGGACATCGACTTTACGAGATATCGCAGAGCAAACGATATGACTACTATGCGAATCAATGTATCAGTTCCAAAGTATCTAAAAGTCCTCGGTGATGAAGCTAATGTAAATTTTTCTCAGGTCCTCCAAGAAGGACTAAAAACCCGCCTCGGAATCGTTGAGCAGCCCTAACCAGGCTGCTTTTTTTAAAACACAAAAGCCGCCCTTCCGGACAGCTTTAAATTTTTAGCGGGGGACCGGCGATATCACCAGATCCCCCTTTTTTTAGGTTGTCTGCTTCAGGGCATACGCTACAAAAATAGCATACATCTCTTTTCTGTCAAAGTCAAGAGTTTTTTTAAGCAAACTGCCATAGATCCAACACCCTTTTCACAGGCTTCTTCCGCTTTCGCCTCGACAGCCGGCTCCCGCTGCTGCGATAATCCCGGACCGGGATCAGCGGCAGCACTTCAGTATATCTGCCGCCGACGGCCCAACGCATCTGCTTTTGAAGCTGCTCTTCCTGCGCTCTAGTTCTCTCTTCGCTTTTAAGCAGCAGAAGCTTACTTTCATCATCCCAGAATTCCCCGTCACATCTGGGGCAGCACCAGAAGCCTTGTTTTTCGTAGATCATGATTTCGCCACATCGGGGACAATGCAGTATTTTTTCTGCTAAAATCATAACGCTTCTTCACCACCTCTTCTATTACTTAATAATTTACGTTTTATATTTTCAGGAATATCTCTGGTTAACCAGAATTCATGTTTTAAATTCGGCCTAAAATAACAACACCAATCACCTTCTCTTTTTTTGTGCAAGCACCCGTAATTTTTTACCTGGCGCCAACTCAGTAACCAGTTATGATATTTACATAAACCTATCTGGTTGAATTTTTTTGGCTTATAATAAGAGGCTCGTTTTACCCTTGCCATCAACACTGCCTCCTTTCAAGGTATGCTCCCATATTTTTCCTCAAGGTATGCTTCCATATTTATCCTTAAGGTATGCTTCCATATTTATCCTCTTTGCTTGTACATTAATAGTGGTACAGACTTTAATCCATGAAAGCCTTGGTATTACTGGATTCTTACCTATAGATAACTTGTCGTACTAATGGAACCACCAAAATCCAGCAATGCCGGGCTAAAATTGGATTCTGTCGTACTACCAATTGTGTGGTGGTACAGAACAAAATAGGTCTCAAGCCTTGATATACTTGGTTCAAATTGTGTCTTGTACCACTGTACCACTGATTTTCGATATATATAATGTATATTTTTTATACCTATACCTTTAGGGTATACCTTAAGGTAGGGTATGTCCTATATGAATATATATATATAAATATTAGTGGTACAGTGGTACAATATATATATTATTCTTACAGCCCCAAGGCTTTTAGCTTGTACCACTCTTGTACCACTAGTACCACTACAAAAACTAACGGTTAATCACTTTAATAACCCTTGCTCTAACCCCGCTCTCAAGAATTTTCCCTGGAATATCATACCGAATCTTCCCACCATGATGGTAACTATCAATTTTCCCGGCCGCAGCCCATTCCCGAATTATTCTTCGACTACTGGAAAATTGTTCTGATAAAAACCTGTCTACTACACTGCGAATTACATAGAGATTCAAGCTTTCCCGATACCCAAACCGGGGCCCTGAGGCACGCTCTGTAAACCTGTCCTGGTTTTCAGCCAACCAGTCAATAAATGTCTCCCAGGCTCTTTCTGGTTCGCTGGCCTCAGACCTGGTTACCAGCCCGGCCAGCACCTGGGCGGCAGTGCCCGTGGCGCCGGCCTTCGCCTGCTCCCAGGGTTCACCGAACACCCAGGATGACGCCAGGTAATCAGCAGTCGCTACGCAGGCCACGGCGTCGATATGGCTGTCAACGCAGTCCGGATAGGATATCCTGAACCCAGCCTGAAATTCGCGGTACGTGGTAAAAATAGCCCCGTAGTCAGCCGCCAGCAACTGAGCCAGGAATTCAGGTCCTGCATGGCCGTGATTTCTCGGCAGGAAATAATACAGACCGCGGGCAAACTCGCGGTCATGCGCCAGAGGACCGTCGCAAACTTCCAGTACCCGGGTCATAACACCTTCCAAGGAACCGGTATTGGACAGCGTGCCTTCCCCTGTAGATAGCATAATGGTCCGCCAGGTGGCCAAGTTCTGTAGCCCGGTTTTAGTTCCCCGGCCGCGGCCCCGGCCTTCGCCCAGGATGTATAACAGCGGGTTGATATCCTGTTTTTTGAACCTGTTTAAAACCTCACGCTCATTAACGGCCAGCGGCAAGTCAGAATGCAATGCGGCCTTGCGCTCCATGGCCGTGGCGGTGGCGTCAAACGTTCCAATCAACAGGTCCGGGTTCCCCCATACCGACATGACCGCCCAAAGGGTTGCCGTTTTTCCGTCCTGACTACCACCCCAGTTGTGCAGGATGAAGTTCCGCTGGCCCAGGATCCGGAGCAATGGCGCCGCGAAGCTGGCCGCCAGGATGAACCTGGCCTTTGGTGACTGCCGCAGGTACTGCATCCTGGAGATCCATTCCTCCCGGGTACCGGCCGTGGTGAAGCCGGAAATTGTCCGCTGGCTGCCGTCGTCGTCGTTATCGATGCGGTACCGGCTTGAAAAATTCGGGAGAACAAATTCACGGTCACCACGCCAGCCCAGCTTTGACACAGCCTGGGAAACAGGTATGGTATCACGGTTAATGTCCGCAAGAGCATCAAACCATTTAACCAGATATTTAGATGATTCACTGGATACCGGTACCCCGAAGTCTGCCATCCGCAGGATTTTTCTGGCATCGAAAATAGTTGACCGCGGAAACAGCACCCGGCGCCACCCGTTCAAGTATTGGAAGCAAATTTCAAGTTTCTCGGTTTCCGTATCCACATTAAAAATACGTTCTGTAATAATCACTGGGGCGCCGGCGGCTTTATAGGTCATGATGTCCCCGGATCTTGTCTCCTTGACGAACAGGATACCTGATTTTTCGAATTTAAAGTTCGGTGGCAACGCCAGGTCCACCGGTAATTCCGGAACGGTATTCCTGAGCATCCTGGTACCCGGCGGTGTCTCCCCGGGCGAATTGTCTGAAGTCTCACCTGTCTGAACTAAATGATAGGGATTTTCCTGTCGAGCGTGCTGCCGGTGCTGCTTGATATTTTTTTCAAGATCATTCAGGTTGACGCGGCCCTTGCAGGAAGCCTTGAATTTAGCGTATTCGGCCTGGTCGTGTTTTTTTATAATCGCCAGGGCCCCCAGGACCTCCGGGACGAATACAGCTTCCGGAGTAGGCGCCGGGATCCCCCGGACGACGGCCCGGGCCTGCGCTACTTTGGATAAGCTCCATCCGCAGGGGGCCTGCACGCCGCACCCGTCCGGCGGGCAGCCCTGGAATCCGATAGCTTTCTGAATGTACTCGCATGACTGCGGATTCATGGCTAGGGCCTCATTGATTTTTTTGTCAGTATCCTCAGGTCGGTACCGCCCAGGGTCCAGGGCGGAAAACTGGTGGACTGCTTGGATGCCGTCCGATGCCCGGACAATATTTGTCAGCGCCGCCAGCCATTCGTCATAAGCGATGCTGGCAGCGTTCAGTTGGCAGTGCTGCAAGAAGCGGCAGGAACGGATCATGAGTTCCGCCAGGCCGTCAGTCGGCCGGCGCTCGAATGCCGCTGTTCGGCCAGGGGCGATAGTGCCGGTTTCGACCGGTGGTAGCAGATCCTCAATTTCCGAAGGGTTGTATCTGATATCGCCCTGCTCAATAATCTGGGCCATGACCGGGTTGTCCGGTTGTTTCTGGTTCATGATTCCAGGTACCCGTAAGACCCGGGTCAGGTCCGCGGTGGTGTCGATTTTCCAACCACGGCTGGCGGCATTTTGTTTTACTACGGCCTGCAGTGCCCGAAGTAAGCCGGCGGCCTGGCCGCGCTCCTCAGGCGTGTCAAATTCCCAGGGCTCCCGAAAGAGCCAGTACGCATGGATGCCGTACCCGCTCCAGATCACCATTGACGGCGGGAGTTCATCAGGTAGAAGCTCCATGGCAGCCGGTATGTCAGGAGGGAGCTCCTGGACCTTATGAACCGGGTGTTTGATATCGATATCCACCCACAGGCCTGGAATGGCCGCAATTTCCTCGTTTTTGGGCCGCTCATATTGTCCCAGGCCTGTGGCAGTCACCCCAACACCGAAATATACGTCATGATGGGCAGCCGCCAACTGGCTGGCGGTTTTTGCCATCGCCTGGATGTCGCCGGCGGAAAACGGGTATGTTTTCCGCCCGGACAACGTCCATAGGTAAAGATAATATTTAGGATCAAGGTACTCATACAGGGAGAATAGAAAGTCGTATATAGGTTTCAATGGTTTCTCCCTCTCTTTAGTTTAGTTAACTCTTCTTATAAACATTCAGGCCGATCTTCACATCATCACAACCAGGAAGGGGCTGATTTCCTTCAGTGCTGGCAATAATTGTGGTTTTGCCGCTTGATGAAGGGCCGAATTCCTTGCTGATGTCGATGGTTATGGTGAGAATATTTTTATTTAAGTCAAGTTTGACGTTTTTCACCTGTTTATTTCCTCCCTTGAATTACCTGATAATATTTTCTTTGCTTCCTCCGGATTCCTGGCCACTCCGGCCAGGGCCCCCGCCCTGGCCATCTGCGCAAGAAAATTCTCCTGCTCCGGGCGCAGGCGGCCGGTTTTAGATTTAACTTCTATGAAAACCGCCCGTCCACCGCCGACGGCAACCCCGAACAGATCGGAAAAACCAGGGGGTAGGCCTGTCTTAAACCGGCGTGGCCGGTAAATGGTAATACTGCCGTCCGGGTTGTGCTTGATGCTGTCACCGGTCCAGGCCTCGCCCACATTAGCCCGAAAAGTTATTACTCCGAGCTTGGCAAGCTCTAAACGAATGAGATTTTGAATCGAATGTTCATTCATTTATGCAAGCCTCTCAGACATTTTTTCGATTAATCCCAGAACGGCTTTCTTATACCGCTCGGTTTCATCGATCTCGGCCAGCACTCCCAGCAGGGATTTGAAATTGTCAACTAATTCATCGAAATAAACCTTAAACTTAAGGGCCGCGGCATTAGTACCCTGCTGGGTTGTTTTATTCCGGAGCTCGTCAAGTTCTTTTTGTACTTCATCCGGGATCTTTTCAATGGTTGCAACCGGTGCTTCAATGGGTTTTTCTCTGAGCTGGCGTTCGAGTTCTTCGATTTTTTCAAGAGCTTTCGTGAGTTCGTTGTCCGTTTTGACAAGGGACTTGGAAAGACGATCAACCTCATCGGTGTTTCCGGAGGCCTGGGCTTCGGAGAGTTGCTTTTTCATATCAGCCATAGATTGCTGCAGTTTCTTGATTTCACTCTTTGATTCGTCTTTTTCTTTTTGAAGTGCATCCTGCAGCATTTTAACGCTATCCTGAGCTTTGCGAAGAACCTGATCAGTGGTCTGGAGGTTAGCTTCGATTTTGAACTTTTCCGCTGAAAGTATTTGTGCCTCTTCCGATTTTTCAACAGCGGCTTTTTGAGCAATTTCCAGTTTCCTTAACGCTTCATTTTTTTCCTTGATGGCCTGCTGCAGATCCCGGGTGGACATGTTTTCGAGATCATGTTCTTCGATAAATTTTTCCCGTTCTTCCACCCCGAGGAGAGCAACGGCCTGGGTATAGCTCAAATCTCCAAGCGCTTGGAAATTTGCATTATCCCCCAAAAGGGATAATTGATTGGGACCATATTCTTCAAATATCCTCATGAGATTGTTGGCTGTGCTCTTGGAATATTCAACCGATCTTTCAAGCCACTTACCCCATTCACCATGTGGTACTACCAATTTTGCTTCAGCAAGGCGCCGGCCGATCTCAATACTGTTATACAGGGCCATTGTTCTTGTTTGTTTTTTGATATTGTTAATTTCAGCCGCTATCAATTCAGGAGTCCTCTGTATCGCAACCGCTTTTTCCATCTTAAATCTCCTTTCTTATGCCGGTATTCTTACTCTTGACTTTACTTTCTTGTTTTGTAGTTTTTCCGCCTCAAAAACCTTAATAAATTCTTTAACCTGATTGTCTGGATGACAGTTGTCAATCCCTCTAATCTGCACTACCCGCCTGTTCCTGACCTCAGCGGTATAATACGGTTTGTCCGGCTCAGATATTTTGCGAATAAGCAGGAGAATATTCTCCCCGTCAGCATATCTTTTAGCGTAGGTACCAACGCAATGGTTAAGAGCCTTGCCTTCGGCTATAAGCTCATCGGAGCGCTGTGCTGGTCTAATAAGTAGCCCCTGGTTTGGAATTCTTTCCGGCAGTGGGTGCAGTAGCCGTACTGGCGCTTCCCCTCACGGCGGGTAAAAATGTACCGGCTGTGCCTGAAAACCGCATTGGTGGCAAAGTCTTTAATTTCTTGACTTATTCCCAGGGTAAAGTGGTCAATACAATCTTCATAATTCTCGTACCCGTTTTTCTTCAAGTCATTTGCCCCCCCATCATAGAAGATCCTCAAGCTTAACATCAAAATCAGGTACCGGAGCGACGGGGGGCAATGCTGGTACCGGCGTGGGTATGCTTACCCGGGCTTCTTCAATCCCGAAATACTTCAGGACCACCGCAAAACCTTCAGCATCGGTCAGTACTGCGCAATTACCAACTTTATTTTTATTAGCAACTTTCCGCATTTCATCCAGGCTTTTTGCGATCGTCTTGTCTGTGGCCATGATTTTTTCTGCCGATACAGGGCATGTCTCCAGGTGTTGCAAAAGGAATCCGCCAACCACCTGAATATAGGGGTTGTTGGCGTTTTGGTTCATTTCTGTTCTTATTTTTGAAATTGCATTTTCAAGCATGGTTATTGCCTCCTTACCTGATAATTACTGGTATTCTTTTGATTTCAGCTATTTTTGTAATCCATTTAAGTGAATAGCCGCGCCGTAGCGCAATCTGTTCAAGATCGGTAATATTTCTGGCCCGGCCAACTTCTTGCCGGCGTTTTTTACGCTCAAGTTCATCAATTTTGGCCAGTTCGCCCTTGCGCTGCTCTGGTTTGGACCGTTCTCCTGCCACATATGCATATCCACAGAGCGGGCAGCCAGGTGCTGGACGGTGGGCAGCGTAGCATCTCGGGCACTGCCGCAGTGATATTTCCCGGGGCTCCTGCTGTTTTTTCTTTTTTCCCTCAAGGGACCAGTCCCGATCTTCGTCAGGAAGCCCATGTCGATACACATTCCCCACGTGGTCAATGATGACGGCAACCTTATCCGGGTTGTTGCAATCCGGCCGCATTGGGCGCATTGATTGCTGAATGTGGAGCGTCAGGGACTGCGTGGGCCTAAGTAAGATAACCGCCTCCATGGCCGGCACGTCGAACCCCTCACTGATAAGGTCCACGTTGCACAGTACTTGTATTTCCCCGGCTCTGAATTGCTCGATGGCAGCTTTTCTGACCGCATCCGGTGTCTCCCCGTCGATATGTACCGCCTGGATCCCGGCATCACGGAACATTTCTGCGGTATGCTCGGAATGTGCCCGGCCTACGCAGTAGCAAACGGCCCGTTTTCCATCGGCAAGTTTTTTATACTGCTCAATGGCATCCCCGATGATTTCCGATTTATCCATCCGGAGAGCAATATCGGACCGGACATACTCTCCGTATTTGACCCGTAGGCCGTCCAGATTTGCCCTTACAGGCGGGGCATAGTACCGATAGGGTGATAGGTTGCCCCAATCAATCAACTGGCGTACAGACGGTCCCAGGACGAGGGATTCAAAAACGTCCCCCAGGCCTTCCCCGCCCATGCGGGCCGGAGTTGCGGTGAGGCCGATGACGAAAGCTTGAGGATAATATTCTAGCAGTTTTTTCCAGGTTTTAGCCGTACTGTGATGTGCCTCATCATATATTACCAACCCTGGAGTTTGAATTTTACCTAAGCGCCTAACCACAGTGAAAATGCTACCGATTTGTATCCGCTCATCAGTGTTCGGACTACCCGGGGCAATAATTCCATGCTGCACTCCCATGGCGGAAAACGTCCGGCTGCTCTGGTCAATTAGTTCCTGTCTATGGACTGTAAATAATACCTGCTGGCCCCGGACGGCGGTTTGCGCCGCCATCCAGGCCATAATCACTGTTTTCCCAGATCCGCAGGGGGCCACCATGCAGGTGCACCGGCGCCCCTGGCGGAACTCGTCACGGACGCCTTCAATGAGCAGTTCCTGATAATGTCGAAGTGTGAACATGGGTTTTCCTCTCTGTTTTGCAAATAGGGCAATACTGACTGGCCTTTTTCATGTTCTTCAGGCGGCGCTCAAAATTTCTGTCGCCGTTAGGCCATACCCGGACCAACTCAAAATCAATGCCGGTCCCGGCTCTATGTTGCTGAAGCCTGGACTGCAGTTCATCTTCGCCGCCATCAACAAAACCAATGTAATGTTTTGCGTGACGATAGTTTTTAGCAAAATGAAGCAGGTAAACCATCTTAAAAGGGGATGTCATCAAAGTTTCCACTGAACCCCTGCTGCCCGGGGGGCTGCGGGCCAGGTGGCATTCCCGGCGCGCCAGCGGGAGGTTTGCTATGCTGCCCAGCCGCTGGATATCCCGAGGGGGGCCCGGGAGGTCCCTGGTGATACTGTCCGGGAGGATACTGGCCAGGTCCCTGTTGTCCAAGATAGGGAGGATACCCACCAGGTCCCGGTGGTGGAACGTAACCGGGGGCGCCGGCCGGCGATGGATATCCCGGATACCCGCCCGCCGGGCCCTGCGGATGGGCTGCTTGTCCTTGTGAAGGCGGAGGCTCGATGAAAGAAAATCCCTGCACCGCAATTCTTACGGTAGTCCTGGTTTGCTGGGTTTGCTGGTCCGTCCAGCGATCCTGTTTGAGCCGACCCCATACTAATAGACGGTGGCCTTTACTGCATGAATTGGCGATGTTTTCCGCCTGTTTCTCCCATGCTTCGCAGTCAAAAAAGTCAGCTTCATTATTATTGCCATAACGGTTCAAGGCGAGGGTAAATCTGACTACTGCTTTACCCTGCGGTGTATACCTTAGTTCCGGGTCCCTCGTGAATCTACCTAAAATACCTACCTGGTTCACAAAATCACCTCGTTCTTTGATAATAGAGTTTCGCTTCATCCTCAACCACAGCCAGTTCCAGATCTGATATTTGGCTGATCTGCTTTTCGAAACGCCGTTCCAGATATTCCTGCAGAGCGCCAAGATCCCAATTCAGGCATTGCCATAGATAGCAAATAGCCCTGATTTTTGGAGTGTCGGGCAACCCCGGAGGCAATCCCGGGCCAAGCGGCGCCGGCGTCGCACCGGATTGCATAAATTGTTCTTTGTCTGTCCTTCCGTCATTTTCCGGTTCGTCGCCGGTCTCAATATTCAGTGCGGTCAGCCAGGCGTACTTCATGGCCATGGTCTGAGCCTTGGCCACTGCCTTGTCGCCAGGATCAGTACCGGTGCCAAGACTGGTGACGGTGACCGATTCACCAGAATCAGCATCGATAATAGTCAGCTTACACTGCACAGTAACCAACTGCCATACGCCGCCCCGGGCGGTGGCTTTTTCTTTTTCGCTGACTAGCGAGAATTCCGGCACGCTGGCAAGGCGGGCCTCGGCCAGGGCCTGGTTAACCTTTTCGGCCACGGCCGCAGCGGAAACATACTTGTACCTTTGTTCCTTGTTTTCGCTGTCCTTCTGGACATAGCCGCAGGTCTTCATGACCTGTACAAGTTTGGCCGCGATGTTTTTTTGTTCCATTCTTATCACCTAATCCTTATGTGGTAACCCTGGTGAAGGGCGGCGCCGGGAACTTCAGTTCCACGCTTAATGGTGTCGAGTATCAATTTCTTATCCAGAATGGGCGCAGGTACCGGGATATACCAGTATTCTTTTGGTATTTTTTCAATGTCCAGCACGGAAACACTGGCCGGCGATTTCTGACGTGCAACGGTACCGATATCGGTAAAAATCTTGTCTTTTGCCGTGAGCTCCATGGCCTGGAGTAGATAATCTTTGAGCCATTTAATCTTGTTTTCCGTGGACTTCTTTTTATCGGCCAGGCGCTTGGATTCACTGTCGAAGGCATCGGCGCTTTTTTCGAGAGATTTAATTATCTTGGCAATGCTACTGGCTTTCTGTTCAATGACCCCCTCGATTGCCTGAAGTGTGTCCTCAAGCGCCTGAAAATTAAGCTCGTCATCTGATTCAAGGCTGTCGAAAATTTCATTGAAAGCACCGGTTAATTCATACAGTTTCATGCTTGTCCTCCTTATATTGCAATAGTCACGGAGTTAAAAACCTCTTTAATTCGCTCTAGGCACCGCTGGTACTCGTCATGGTACCAGATCAGCATCTTCACCAGTCGCGGCGACAGGCTTACTCCTTCGGCTTGCTGCAGAAGGTACTCAAGGTCGTTTATATCATCCCCAAGTTCGTCCCGGAGTTCCAGGGCCTGGGCAATGGTCATCCGGGCGGTCGCCGGTTCATCTTTCTCCCGCACCGCCCCCGCGGCCGCGGCAACGGGAATTGGGGTATTGATTTTCATTCCAAGCAAACCCCATTCAACTTTCAGCTTGGTCAGCGAAGAACGCCACATTGTCGGCAGTCCTAATTTAATGAGGACTGCGTCATCAGAGAGACCTTCTTGCTTGTACTGCAGATATGATTCTTTTGTAAGCTTTTCCTCCAGAATCTCCCGCTGCGTCTTCGGGCGCTCAGGCGGTTGCGCTCCTTCTGGCCCAGTCTGGCTGGCGTTACGCAAAACTTCGTAATTTTCATCCAAAACGGCAGTTTCGTTTCGCTCGACCGTTATTTCCATCTTGTCCTCCTTCTTTATTTTCTTTTTCCGTTTCCAATTGAAAAAGACGGGTTTTCTTGCGCCTGACTTTGTTGGAGGCACCCCGTACCTGGCCGCTATCTCCTCCGGGCTCATCCAGTATGTGATTACCGGCCCGGCGCCGGCGTAGCCGTCCCCAACGTCACTGCGCTCGAACGGGAAGCGTGGATATCCGCGCCTGCTATTCCGTATACTCAGGTTGTGGCCGCTCTGGCCAGCCATGATATCACCTTTTTTCTCTCCATTTCAACGCACTTCTTGCCCCATCCTGACCGGGCGGGATCATGCCCGCATCCTGGGCCTCGGCTACCAGTACCACCTCTTTCGGAGTAAGCTCCGTCACATCCCGGCGCCCGGTCTTACACGGCGCCAGGCAGTATATATGCCTGGAGTTTACCCTAAAATAGCGGTAGTTGTGCTTGTTCTTGATTATCGCCGCCCGGAATTCCGCAATCCGGGCTCTGTGCTTTCCCAAGGTATCCTCTATCCATTCCGGTGGAAGGTCAACATTCAGGTCAGCATAATCCCTGGCAGTCCCCATGGCTGATAATGCAAGTAGCCAGTTTAGTTGTTCTTTTTGATTGAGTAAGAGTTCAATCCGGGTGTGATTCCATGCTATCCATGGGGCGCTCCCCTGCTCTAATCGCAGACTGACAGTTTTCTCTCTTTCAAATTTTGAGATTCTGGCGCCGATGTTTTTCAATTTCTCCAAGGTACCATGCAGAGGCCTCAGCGGTTCAAATTCCCCATTGCCTTTCGGGAAATGCAGAAAATATGCGTTTGTTAATACGGCCTCCCAGTATTTTTCCTGGTCGGGGCCAAGGTAGGTCAGCACCTCGGGTTGCCGTTTTTTCAGTTCATTCAGAATGTAACGGACCGGATCCGGGATGGCTTCGATCGGCCAGGGCATTTCAAGTTTGAGCTGGCCATCTTGGAGGTAGATTTTAACGCCCATTTGCTGGGCTTGGGTGATGAAATTGCTGATTTCGCTCATGGCTACGCTATCCCCGCCAAAGCCACATTATTAACCATGCAATACCAATTAGTAGCACCAGCATGGCACATTCCGCCATCATGAGTAAGTCCACCCAGGATCTGCTTATGTGTTTTTTCTGACGAAGCTGTTTTTGCTGTTCTTGAAATAGTTTTTCTAAGAATTTTTCTTCGGCTTCCCGCTCGGCCAGACTATGCCTGATTGCGGCAGCATTCAGTTTCACGTTTTATCACCTCTCTTGCTTCAAACATCGGGCAAGCTTTTTTCAAACCATGGATCAGGGTATCTTTCAGGTCCCCATTTTTAAAATCAATCTCAGTAGATATCTGGCAATTACCAATAGCTCGCCGCCGGTGCTCGAAGTGCCGGCAGTCCTTGCAGCGTGCTGACGACTTAGCCGCGGGTTTCACTATCAAACCAGGTTTGATTTAAATCACCTCCAAGCTTTTTTTAATCAACTGGTAAGGATGCTTTCTTTTAGCTACTGAAAACTGCTCTTGTTCCGCTATCCAGGCATCTAGTGATTCCTCCCTGAGAATAATCCTGGCGCCGATCCGGAAGTGAGGAATTTTACCTCGTCTTATAGCTTCCCTGAGTTTTGTTTCACCGATGGCGCCCTGGAAGTATTCCTGCAAGGCCGTAGCAACGGTGTGAACACGTCTTGAGCGGTCTTCGGCGCCCGGTTTGGGTATTTTACGTCCACACTCTTGACAGAAATTTGCAGTATCGGGCGCCTTCGTGCCGCACTCCTGGCAGTACATTTAGTTATGATCCCTCCCTTCATCATTAATTTCCCGCTTTACAAAAACCATTGTCCGGCAACTATCACCTTGACGCATCCTAAGACCATACCTTTGCTTGTCTTTTTCCCGAAACTTTTTAACCAGCTCCTGGCGATGTAACTCCCTCAATATGAGTGTCAGGTTATACCTGTGTCTTTTCGCCCAGGTTTTCCATAGGTCGTATCTCACCAGCAAGTAATCGTCCCGCTCCAGAGCCAGTTTTTCACCTTTTTCCGCGTATTCGTTCCAGAGCCAGTTCAGGGCCTGCTTTGCCTGTTTGCTGAGGGTATGGGCTTCTGCTTCGGCTGCTTTGTGTGCCCTGAAGGTTTCCATCTGGGTAATTTTTTGTTCTTGCTTATTTGCAGAGGTTTCAAGTATTGAAATTATGTCATCATAGTTATGGCCGGTTTCTTCCTGCGTCTGCCGGAGTAATCCAGCACGCAGGCGCAATTTCTCCGGTTTGGACAGGCCTTTGTTAAGTCTGGTGTCCTGACGCAGTGCAATACCGAGAGAATCCATCCAGGGGAAGGAGTTGCGTTTGGTGGGGTATGTGCCGGTTTTGCGGATTGCTGGTAATACTTCGTGAGTAACCCACCGCTTGAATGCTTTGGCTTCAGGCTTGCGGCTGGTAAGAATTAGGGAGTAGAGGCCGGGCTCGTTGACAATATTTGTATTTTGTTGTCTGCCTAAAGCATCGATGACCTCAATAGTATTGACCTCATCTTCATCAAGTCGTTGAATCGTCATGGTTACATTTCCCAGTTCTAAAATTTCACAGACATCTTTTGCAACAAACCATATCTGGCTGTTTTTTATAATTGTCCTTACGGGGTTTTCACCATATACAAAATCTTGCCTTTGCAGTGCTTTCACTGTCCTGCCTCCTTCGCTTATGCTGGTACCGGTTTTGGCCTCCTTGGTGCCGTTTAATAGGCTGCTGGGATCGGGGTTAATCTCTTGGAATCAATGCGACACTTTTTTTAAAAAAAATAAATCTTCAAACTTTTTGTCAGGGAACAAAGCCAACAATTTTGCTATAAATCCTTCCCCAGGAATGCTGCGGTTAGTTTTAACTCTCCATAATTGAGTTCTGTCAATGCCCATTTTAACCGCTAATTCAGTATCGTTCAAAGAATGATCCTTTTGCAGTACCTCTAATACATCGATTTTAATTCCAATGTTGATCATAGAGCCACTCCCTTTTGGCATGGAATCCTTGCAATATTAGAATACCACTTGCGTGGAATATGTGCAATACTTTTTTTAAAAAAATATCAAAAAAATATAAATGTATTGCATTGACGCAATACAATAATTTATAATTGCTTAGGGGGTTTAAAAAATGGAACAAATAAATTTCGGGAAATGGCTAAAAAAACAAAGGGAAGTCGCCGGCTTTAAAAGCCAGAATGAGTTGGCAAATGTTTGTGGGGTAGACAACTCCACAATTGCCAGATTAGAGCGTGGTGAAACAAGACCAACACCTGATACCCTTAAAAAAATAGCGCCTTTCTTGAAAGTTAATTACGAAGGTCTTATGTGCGCTGCTGGCTATATATGGTCAAGTGACAATAATAATGATTCTGTTCTAATGTCAAAGATATCGAAATCAGAACAAAAAATCGTTTCTGCTTTAGCTAATGATCCAGATCTCTTAGAATTTTTTCAAGAATTAACCAAAAGAGAAGATTTACAGCTACTGTTTAAGCAGGTCAAGCTCCTATCTACAAATAGCATCAAGCGAATAATCCGTTACATAAAAATAGTGGAAGATGAAGAAGCAACAAAATAATGATTGCTAAATATAAGAGGATTATATGAATTCCTTAGATTTAAGAAAAAAACCCAAATATCAAATACTACGTAGTCTTTTAGATAAAAACATTTGCCCTACTGAAGTAATGCGGGCCTTTGATATATTTCCGCATGAGGTCTCTCTGGGTGGTGAAGTAGCCGCTTTTGTTTATAAATCAAGAACGGGTTATTATCATGTCTTTGTTAATCAGTTATTATCTCCAGAAACAAAACGGGAGGTATTTTTCCACGAGTTATACCACATCATTGAGGACATGCCCAAGCAAACATATATTCTAGGGATGGATATACAGCACAAAGAGACAGAGAAAAAGGCTGATCTCTTTTTTAGAGAGATAATGGAAGCTTACGCTGTTAGCAAATAAATAATAAAGGAGGGCTCACGGTGTCTTTCAAAGAAGAACTTCAAAAACTTTCAGTTCAAATCATTGAAAGAAAGAAACATATAACTAACGAAGAAATGACTAAGCAGGCCTTGATTATTCCCTTTCTTCAAGTTCTCGGCTATGATGTTTTTAACCCTCTGGAGGTAAAATCAGAATATATCTCAGATTTTGGTAAGAAGAAAGGTGAAAAAGCAGACTACGCAATCTTCAAAGATAATAAACCAATAATTTTTATTGAAGCTAAAGCAGTTACAGAAAACACAGATAACCACGATTCCCAACTGGCAAGGTATTTTAATGCCACTCCTGAAGTCAAATTGGCGAT